TAGAGCATTTAGAAGAAGTCAACGCGGTAGCCTCTTACTATATAAAGGGGCTTAATGAATCAGAGATATCCAAGGAACTGGATATACCTAGGGCAAGAGTCTCCTCCCTTCTAAGGGAGTGGAAGACGATGGCCTCCAACTCTGAAGCGGTAAGGTCTAGGGCAAGAGAAGCCCTCTCCGCTGCCGACACCCACTACTCTGGGTTAGTGAAGCAGGCATATGAAGTGATTGATGAAGCGAATCAAAATGGTGCCCTTTCTGTAAAAAATCAAGCAATTAAACTCATCCTTGACATTGAGTCAAAAAGAATAGAAATGCTTCAAAAGGCGGGGCTTCTGGAAAACAAAGAACTTTCTGATCAACTTATAGAAACAGAAAAGAAGCAAGCCCTGTTGATGAAAATTCTCACAGAGGTATCCTCTACATGCAAGGCATGTAAGCCACAGGTTCTTAAAAGACTTTCAGAGGCATCGGGCGATGATGGAGAGGCTATTGTGATATATGAGTCTTGATTTTAAAGATTTTCTTTCTGCCTTAGATGATGATCCATTTGAAGAGATTCCTGTAGACCTAGACACCTTCCTTCATGATCCCCAGTATTTAGATCAGCCCCCATTATCTCAAATACAAAGAGACCTTGTTGAGGTGATGAGCCAGATATTTAGAGAAGAAGATTTAATGAGGTTTATGGGGGAAAAGGAGGGACGAAGACACTATAAGAAATACACTAAGTCTGAGGTAATCATGCAGTTGGGCAAGGGGTCGGGCAAGGATCACACTTCCACCATAGGTTGCGCTTACCTGGTTTATAAACTCATGTGCCTTAAAGATCCTGCTAGATACTTCGGAAAACCACCTGGAGACTCTATTGATATTATCAATATTGCCATCAATGCCCAGCAAGCAAAAACAGTTTTCTTTAAAAACTTTAAGACAAAGATACAAAGAAGCCCTTGGTTTGCAGGGAAGTATGATGCCAAGGCAGACTATGTAGAGTTTGATAAAACGATAACTGTTTATTCTGGCCACTCAGAAAGAGAAAGTCACGAGGGCTTGAACCTAATACTAGCCATCCTTGATGAGATCTCTGGTTTTGCTCAAGGCTCCAACAGTGGAAATGAAAATGCTAAAACAGGTGACGGTATATATAAGGCGTTCAGGGCATCTGTAGACTCTAGGTTTCCAGATTACGGAAAGGTCGTGTTACTTTCATTTCCCAGATTTCCAGGGGATTTTATTTCTAAAAGATATGATGAGGTGGTGTCAGAAAAAGAGGTAGAGGTAAAAAAGCATACCTTTATTATTAACCCAGACCTACCTGACAACATTGAGGAGAATAAGTTTGACATAGAGTGGGAAGAGGAACACATCTTGTCGTATAAATTCCCTGGTGTTTATGCAATTAAAAGACCAACATGGGAGGTTAACCCCACAAGAAGTGTAAACGACTTCAAGGTTTCTTTTATTACTGATTATGCAAATGCAATGCAGAGATTTGCTTGCGTCCCCTCATATGTTTCCGATGCGTTCTTTAAACAAAAGGATAAATTAGAAAGGTCTATGAGCAAAAGAAATCCGATAGACTCATTTAAAAGAATAGAGCCTTCCTTTCAACCAGAGGAGGGGGTTCGATACTTCCTTCATGCTGACCTTGCTCAAAAGCATGATAAGTGTGCTATTGCCATTGCTCATGTTGATAAATGGGTAAGCGTTCAAACATTTAACGACTACACCCAGATACATCCTTTTGTAATAGTGGATGCCGTTGTTTGGTGGGAACCTAAAAAGGAAGGTCCAGTAGACCTTTCAGAGGTGAAGAGGTGGATAATTGATTTTAGAAGAGAGGGGTATCAGATTGGACTCGTAACCTTTGATAGATGGCAGTCGTTTGATATTCAACAGGAGTTAAAGTCAGTTGGAATAAAAGCAGAAACTCTTTCTGTTGCTAAAAAGCATTATGAAGATTTGGCAATGTTAGTTTATGAAAATAGGGTGGTCATGCCACATATTGATATTCTTCTAAGTGAGATGAGTGAACTTCGTATCATATCTGATAAGAAAGTTGACCATCCAAGAAAAGGCAGTAAGGACTTATCTGATGCTGTAACAGGTGCGGTGTACAATGCTATTGCTCATACCCCCCGTAATTTAAATCAAGAAATAGAGGTTCACGATTGGCAGTCTTTGACAAGTAAGCAGAATAAAGAAAAAACTCTAAACGATACCTATCAGCCCCCGCCAATGAGCAGCGAAGTTGAAGACTATCTAGATTCGTTTAACACACTGTAAAGGAGAACAACAATGATTTTCGTTACTATATTTTTATTTATTTCACTATTGGTTTTTGTTTTGAACTTTATTTATAACCTTATCGCCCTAAGTCAGAGGACTTATAATGGCAGCAAGGTTATTGCCCTATCGTTATTTTTCTCATTAATTTTAATATCGTTTAACATTATTTCGATAGTGATTGTCTTTACTACATGAATTATTTTAATCGTCACATGATATACTAAAAAATATGAAAGATATGCTGGATAAGCCATCATGGAAGATGAGAAGGAGAGCGGTATTTTTTACATTGCTCTTCTCCTCTGCCCTTATAGGATATGTTGCCTATAGGTGGGAATCCACATCGCTGGCTGAAAATTTAGTCATAGGGGCATTTGGACTTATGGGTGCCACGATAGCAACATATATAGGTGGGTCTGCCTATGAAGATGTGAGAACCTACAAGACTGATTCTGAGTTTAACACTTACTCAGGTTCTTACGAATATAAAAACACAGAACACTATTACTCAGAGGAGGGTATGAATTAATGATTTTTACTAAGAAGTTTTGGATTGAAGCATCAGAAAGAGCAGTCAAAACATTTGCACAATTTGTCCTAGCGTTGCAATCGGGTGAGGCATTGAATATTCTTGCTGTTGACTGGGGCCAAACGCTGGGCGTTGCCCTAGGCGGCGTTCTATTCTCTTACGCTACATCAATTGTTTCAGCGGGAATTAATAAAAAAGGAACTCCCAGTCTAGTAGATGAAGAGGGCTAACGCTATGTCTAAAGAAGAAGAACTAGGTCTAGAAGACCTTGCAGACATTGAAGTTTCTGAGCCACCCAAGGGATGGCTTCCCTTAGAAAGCCAGGAAGATTTCGGCCCTAGAGATGAGGACGATGATGCAGATGGCTAACAATAGACCAAGTGCAAGCGAAATCCGTCAATCATTTATTGATCATGGTGTTGATGCAAGATACTGGGAAGACTGGGCATCTTCTGGAAGGTCTTGGGGATGGGAAGGCGGAGGACTTAATGGTGTTGTTCTTCACCACACAGCCACCGCCTCGGCGGTTGACGGAAATGGTGCCCCAACCTTATACTGGGCAGTAAACGCATATGCCCCAATGAAAGTTGCTAATCAACTAGTAGGCAAAGACCCAGGAACCAACTGGATTCTTTCTGGCAATGGAACCTATCACTCAGGAATGGGAGGACCTTGGTCTGACATGGGCCTTGGGGTAGGAAACGTTCTACATTGGAGGGCCTGGGGTATTGAAATTGATGATCCTGGTAGGTCAAAAACTATCAATAGTTATCAAATAGAGCAGGTCGGCAGAACCGTGGCTGCCCTGTGGGATCTTTGTGGGTGGCCAGAGGATGGCTCTACCATTATTACTCACGGAGATTGGACAGATTCTGGACAGTATCTTAACGAATCAAGTTATGGTCCTCACAGAAACAGGAAGAATGACACCTTGCGTCAATTTTATAGTCAAGAGTTTTGGAGAAAAGAAGCCCAAAAGTATCGCGTTGGTCAGGAGTTGTGGGATGGAACTGTTCCTAGAATACAGGCAGTTAAAAACGCTCAAGAAAAAAACTCTGCCAACAAAGCGACATGGCGGGTGGCATGTCGATTATACGACTTAGGCATAAGAGGGAAACTCCCCGCACCGCAGGGAAGGCAGAAATATCCCAAGAACGCCGTTGCTGATTTCCAAAGATCCCTAGGGTGGGAAAATCCACATGGTGAATTTAGCCCCAACACTCAAAAGAAAATGTTTGGGAAAGTAAAGAAGTAGTAAGGGGTGATGAAAAGATGAATAAAAAAATTAGTGTTGGAAGCATGGTCTCTTGGAATTCAAGTGGCGGTAAGGCAGACGGTAAAGATAAAGGCGCTGGTACTTCGGTGGGGTGGACTAGGGCCAATCAATTGGCCAACAGAGAAAGTCTTTCTTTGGATACCGTTAAAAGAATGTATTCTTACTTCTCTAGACACGAGGTTGACAAGAAAGGTAAGGGATTTTTTTCTGGACCAGACTTCCCATCTAAGGGTAGAGTTATGTGGAACGCTTGGGGTGGGGATAGCGGATTTTCCTGGTCGAAGAGGATAGTAGAAAGAGAAAGTTCCAATAAAGTCTGGCAGGGATCGGCTTTTAATTTTAACAAATCAAACAATTAAGGAGTTTTTGTGTGGTTTCTTTTAGCAACAGTTCCCTGGGTTATCCTTTCTGTTGTGGCCCTTAAACTTCTCCTAAGATCAAACTCGTATCTAGAAGAATACGATGACGAGGGAATAGGTTTGACTGAGGCAGTAGCAGATAGTATAATTACAGTTGCGGTATACGAAGATAAGGCTTACTGGGTTCATGAAAATATTTTTTATGAAGCAGACCTATTGGTTGAGCCTGATTTAGATACAGCACGACCACTAGATACAATGTCGCTATCTACGGCAAAAGTTGTAGAGTTAATGGAGATTCTAGACGAACTAGAAGATCACGAAAGGGATTAGTAATGCATGTTGCTGTTCAAGGAACAACCGACTTTTCTAATTATGATGTGTTTATGAGATCAATGGGTGTAGCCCTTTCTTATTTTGAAGGAAATGAGTTTAATGTATACAGCCTAGGTCCTAAAAAAGTAAATCAGTTTACGGCTGAGTTCTGCAACCTGTCTGAGAATGGACTCAAGGCTAGGGGAATTGGCATTAATTTTTTCAATGTCTCTCCATCATTTTTTGTAGAAAACGTAAGCCTGTTTGATTATTTTATATTTCTTTCTAATCCAGACCATAGGTGGGCGTCTAAGTTAGCGAACTTTGCTGAAAGTAGTGGCGTTCCTATGGATATATTTAGATATTAGGCTGTACTGATGATGTCAAAAAAAGATAAATCGTATCTAAGTTTTGCTAGATATTGTGCAACAAAGTCTAACTCAAGAAAAACTCATGGGGCGGTTATTGTTAAGGGTGGAAGAGTTCTAGGAACTGGATTTAATAAGGATAGAAACGACCCAAGCGTTGTTTCACCAGAGCACATTAAGGAGTACTGCTCCTTCCACGCAGAAGAGGTGGCTATAAAGGAGGCAGGACAAGATAATTTAAGAAATGCTGTAATATATGTGGCAAGAATAAATCGTCAGGGATTAGACAGAGACAGCAAGCCTTGTTCCCGCTGTAATGCTTTGATAAAGCGAGTTGGAATAAAGCGAGTTATCTTTACCGCTGAAATTGGAGAAATAAATGTTAGTTAATGGTTTGTTAGAAATGGAAAAGATAGTAGACTCCAGAGAAGATCTAGATTGGCATGGGTGGGATGTCGTAAGATATTTTAATAACGGGTCGATTATGTCAAAAGACTCTGTTTTCATTAACAATAAATGGCTTAAGAGAAAGATCTATCCAGTAAAGGAAGACGGATGGAACGTTCCTGATTCTTTTGGGGGCAGCCTTGCGTAACTGGAAGGATGAAGCAAAATGCTTGGACATGGACACTAACTTATTTTTTGACAAGTATGAAGAAGACCCACACCTTGCTGGATCAGTAGACAACATATGCAAAAGGTGCCCCGTAAATAAACAATGTTTTGCATGGGGAATATCTAACAAAGAGTGGGGGGTATGGGGAGGGGTCTACCTCAAAGAAGGAAAGATTGATAAGGAGTTCAACGCCCACAAGGAAAAGGGAGACTGGTTTGATATTTGGGAGTCTTTGACGATGGAGACACAGTGAAGTACACCCCAGACGTGTCCGCCGCCATTAAGTCTATCCCCATGCCAGTGGAGATCCCAGTTGATATCGTTGACTACGGAGAGTATCTGGGGATACGATTTTATGAAAGTGACTGGTCGCATCTTTCTGAAAGCGAGAGGTATAAGATGGCTATTTATTTCCAGGCCCTGAAAAAGATGCTAGAAAAAGGTGGGGTTCTGTCAACATTGGACCCAGTGTATGATAAGCCAGGAGTGCAAAGGTTGTCATGACCATTTTTATTTCTATCGCGTCCTATAGAGATCCCCAAATTATAAAAACGATAAGAAGCATTTTGGATAATGCAGATAATCCCGAACAGATACATTTTGGAATTGTCTCTCAGGAGTCTAGGGGCAATCACCCAGACCTCTCTTGGATATCTAATAAGGCCAGGGTGGTTGAGATGCACTACAAGGAGGCTAGGGGAGCGGGGTACGCAAGAAAACTTTGCATGGAGTTGTATGATGGGCAAGACTATTTTCTGCAAATAGATTCTCACATGAGGTTCTCTAAATCTTGGGACTCAAAATTAATTAAAATGTTAAAGAAGGCTCAAGAAATAGATGGTAGCAAGAAGATTATTTTAAGCCAGTTCCCCGCACCATACATGGTGTTGACCGATAATTCCGATCACTATTTAAAAAACGATAAAAGTTTTTGGGATAGGCCGTCTTGGACTACAGTAGAAAGTACTTGGGGTGGATTTTGGTCGGGGGCAAGACAAGAAATTGAAGACCTGTCCCTGCCACATAAAACTCATACGCTGCTGGCAGGATATATTTTTTCCACGGGTAAACTTGTAGAGGAAGTCCCCTATGATGAGAGAATATCTTTTATGGG